CCACTGACCGGGTTCCATCACGCACTCTTGCGACGGGCAGTTGATCGGCGAGGCTTGCCCCCAGGTGCCGTAATTCCAGCCGACGCCGGGCGTCACGATGCCGTTAAACGACGAGTAAGACAGTAGCCGCCGGTCGAGCGAGGCGTCCATCGGGATAATCGTGATCTGAGACGCGAGGTTCGCGTTCGCCGGGACGACGAGCCCGGCGAGCGGCAGACCCGGCCGGGCGGCGGCTTGCGCGACCGTGATCACGCTCAATTCCCAGTAACCCTCGTCCGCGTACGTGTCGCACCAGATCACGTCTTCGCGGCTACCCGTGCCCGGCCCGGCGTTCGCGGTAACCGTGTTATCGACGGTCGCGCCGACGACGGCGTTTGTCCGGTCGCCGCACGACGCGACGCCGAGCCAGCCGCCCCGGACGATCAGGTTAAGGCCGGACCCGGCGGAGACCTCGGCCGGTCGCACGAGGCCGACGCGGTTCCGCGAGAGCGCGGTAATCACGGCCCGGTCGTCGACGGCATCGTACGTTTGCGCTTGCGCCCACGCGAGCCGACCGCTCGGTGTCGTCATAGTCTGCCCCTTCCGGTCACGGCTCGGCGCCGCCGTACCATTGCACGCGGGTTATCCGCATTCCGAATTGCTGGCCGATGCCGCCCGCGCCGAACCGCGCGACGATATTGAGGTTGGTCACGGCGCCCGCGTTGAACCCGACGACGCCGCCCGTATCGCCCTCTAGGACCCAGTTGTTATCGGCGTTCCCGGTCGGCGCGGTGTGCGTGTGCTGGCCCTGCTGGTCGCCGGTCGTGTGGTTGTGCGGACCGCCGCCGACGACGACGGCGGGGTCGCCGCCCGTCATGTTCCCGACTCGGTAGTCCGGCCCGATCCGCGCGGAGACGTGGGCGCGGAGCTGCCCGGCCCCGGTGACGATCGCCGTCGCGGTCACGCTGGCCACCATGGTAAGCGCCGAGACCGGGAGCGAGCGGCCCTCTAGCCGCGCGGTCGCGACCTGCCCGGCGCCGGTCGCGCCCGGCCACGAGAGGCCGATTTCGAGATCGTTCGCGCGCCATTCCAGTATGCCGAGGGCCTCGATCACGACCGCCGCGTCGACCGGCGGGCTCGCCCGCAGTTGCCCGTAATCCGAGACCCGCGCCCATGCGGTCGAGTTGCCGAGGTTCCACGCCCCCGAGGTCGCCCGCCCGGTAACCCGGTTAGCCTCGGCGACCGGCGTCCCGACCTCGACTAGCTCGCCCGCGTGGAAGACTTGCGCGAGCGTCGAGTCGAGCCGGTCGAGCCGGTCGGTCACGGTCTCGCGGACGACCGGCGCGGGCGTCGTCCCGACGATCGTCCACGTCGCGACGCCCTCGGCGGCGTTGACCTCGATTTGTGAGAGCCGCCCGGCGACCTCTAGCCCCTCGGGCATAAGCGGCGTGATCGCCCGGACCGTGACGGTATCGCCGGGACCATAGCCGGTTATGTCGGGTAGCTCCTCGGGCGGGCTCGCCGTCAGGTTCAACGCGGGCGCGGCTTGCCGCTCGGCCGCCGTGATCGCCCGCTCGGTCAGCGTCGATTGCAAGATCGTCCCCGGCCAGTCGTCTACCACGTCGAGGCGGGGCAAATCGGGTTGCGGCCGGGATTGGATCGCGACCGGCCTCGGGGCGCCCTCGGGCGCGTCGTGCGGGAGGTCGCCGACCGCGAACGTCGTCGTACGGAGTTGGTCGGCGTCCCATTGCGCCCGGTAGCCGACCGCCGCGCCGGGGATCGAGATCCCGAGCCCCGGCTCGTCGTTACCGACCCGCGGGTAACCGATGCGGAGCACGCACTCGGGCCGGGCGGTAAACGGGTTCATCCGGTATTCGACCCGGTATTCGGGGCCGTTGAGCACGCCCGCGAGGTTGGTCAGCAGTTGGGCGCGGCTACCGGATTCGAGAAACTCATACGTCCGGTCGCGCCGGTATCCCGAGCCGGGGTCGGTAATGATGATCACGCCGACGTCGGCGACCGGCTCGGCGATGTCACGGGCAATCTGTGTTTGCTCGGTCTGGACATAGCGCCGGTCGGGGTAGACGTCCCACGCCCGTTTAGTCAGGTATCCGGGCAACTCGGTCAAGGTCAGTTGCACATGCGCGGAGCCGTTCGCGTCGGCGAGGCCGGTCGGGACGCCGCACCAGTACGGCTCGCCGCCGTAGAACGCCCAGAGCTTGAATGACCAGAGGCGCCGCAAGCGGTCGCCGGGGATGCCGCACGGCAGATTGAGGGTCACGTTCCCGTGACCGAAACCCGAGAGCCGCCGCACGCAATAGAACGAGGAGACGTCGACGATGCCGAGGCCGACGCCGCCGACGATCGTCTCGGCCCAGAACTGCCAGCGGTCGGGGAGCGGGATCGTCGGCCGGGGCTCAAACGCGGCGAACGGCCCGGCGGCCTGCCCGGCGCCGTCGCGCCGTTGGATCACACCCACGCCGACCGCCAGGCGAGTTGTACCGATCCGCGTCCGGCCGCCCGCAGATACCACCGGGCGGCGGTGAACGCCGGGACCGTCATCGGCCGGGAGCCGGGGAGCAGGAACGAGGCGCGGGAGAGCCCGCCCTCGGCCTCGGCGGTCAGCGTCGCGGTATTGACCAGGATCGCGACGCCGGGGTCGAGCGACGCGACCCGGATCATCCCGCCGCCCGTCGTCGTCAGCGTCGATTCGGACAGATCGCCGGTAAACAGGGCGAATACCGGCGCGTCGGCGTTGCCGTCGTTCCGCAACAGGGCCGAGTTAGGCACGATCGGCTGACCGTACCGCCAGGCGTACTCGCGCGGGTATTCGCGGCCCGTGACCTCGCCCTCGGATTGGTTGGTCAGCGTCGCGTTTTGCCAGCGCCCGGCGTACAACATCGGGTCGGCGGCGGTCAGCGTGACCTGATACCGGAACCCGTCGCGGCCGAGGGGCGTATGACGGTACGCCTCGGTCCCGGCGCGGACGTCGGCGGTCAGCACGCGCTCTAGGTCGTAATCGCCGATCACTAGCTCGGCGGGCTCGCGGCTCGCGGCCCGGCGGGCGAGCTGATCGCGGAACGCCCCGAGCAGATCCCGCGGGCCGGCCGCCGCGCCGCGGAGCACGATCGTCCGGGCGTTGAGCACTTTCGGGCCGTAGGCCGCCCCATCGGATATGACCCGCTCGACGTCGTTCCCGTTGAGCGGCGGCGAGTCGAGCCATCCGTCGACCCCGGTCACGACGAGGCATAGCCCGGACGCCTGGTCGCCGGTATTGATCCACAAGCCGCCCCAGACGATCGGGATCATGCCGCCGACGCCGCCGCCGATCGGCGGCGGTATGTCGTCGTCGGTATAGGACCAGTCGAACGCCCGGTCGTACCCGCGGGTCCCGGCGGTCAGCTTCGGCGCTCTCATCGGTAGCCCCCAGCGGCGGCCCAGGCTAGCTCGCGGGAGACGAGCCGGGCGATCGTTTGCTCGTCTTGGCTTGCTTGCGGGTACACGTTGATCGTCGCGCCGCCGCCCGCGGCGCCGAGCGCGGCGACGCCGCCGAAATCGCCGAGGGCGCCGCCGCCGATCGCGGGGACCGCGGGGACCGTCATCCGGTCGGCGGCGTGAGCCATGCCGACCTCGACCCCGGCCATGAGATCCTCGCCCATCGGCATCGTGAACCGGGACGGCGAGCCGATCCCGAACGCCCCCTTGATCGAGCCGAGGATCGGCCCGGCGACGTTGGACTGTATCCAGCCGCCGATACTGCTCGCGGCCGAGAGCCCTTGCTGTAGCCCGGCGATCATCTGCTGACCGATCGGCGTCATCGCCGCGGCGTCGAGCCCGGACCGGATCGCGCCGAGCACGGGACCGGCGACGTTGGAGTTAATCCAGCCGCCCAACTGCCGAGCCGCTTCTAGCCCCTTCTGTAGCCCGGCGATCACGTCGCCGCCGACCGTGATCGTGATCGTCGAGGGGGAGAACACGCCGAACCCGCTCTTAATGAACCCGACGACGGGGCCGGTCACGTTCGACCCGATCCAGCCGCCGAGCCCCTTCGCGGCCGAGAGTCCGGCCTTGAGCCCCTCGACCATGCTCGATCCGGCGTTCCGCGCGCTGCTGACCATGCCGGACCATGCCGCCGTCGTTACCGACCCGATCTCGGCCGTCGCCGATTTCACCACGTCGACCGCGCGGCCGAACCCGGCCGCCAGTACGCCGCCGATCGCCCCGGCGACCTGGCCGACGACGCCGCTTAGAGCGTGAAACGCCGGGATCAGGCCGGGC